TGCCCTGGTACATCAGTAAGAAATTGCTAATTATATCTTTGAGAGAAACATATTGATAAGACCCCCAGTTAGCATTTGTTGGGGTAACCGCGTCATTAGTGTAATATTTTTTTTGATCTATGTAAGCCATAATTATTCTTGTTTATTTTCTTTTTCCTCCTCAACAGATGCAAATTTGTAAATATCTCCTTCTCTAACAGAGATACCTGCGTACTGTAATATTTTGTCAACCAAATTATTTGAATCGTCTGCTGGCAATTCAAAGTCTTGGTAATCTGCTTGACTTTGGTCAAACACGGGTGCTCCACCTGCGATGGTGCTAAATGTCCATTTTGGATCTAGGGGATACCTAATATACTGTGCCTCTATATCATTAGCGCCATTAAAAGTATCTGGAAACACAGTTACTTTACTTGCTTGCTGAGTGTATGCAGGAAAGTTTGTAGAGGGTGCAGTTAAAAGAGAACCGTTTAGTAATGTTATTTTTGATTGAGATACTCTTTCAGCTTCACCTTTAAACGTTCCTCCACTTGAACATAATATTTTATTAATTAAGTAATAATCAGTAGGCATTGTGTATACGTTAGTGGCATCTTGCGTCAGTTGCGCCGTTACAGAAAAAGTATCAATAACTTCTTCATAGCCTTTTTTTATATCTGCATAACCTGTTCCAGAAACTCTAGCATTTTCCTCGTTTACTTGTCTATTATAATTATAAAAATACTCATCAAATATATCCAACTGCGCCTGTTTAGCAAACAAGTTAAAATCTGCAGGAGATATATACCCGTAGTTGTTTTTATTTATAATCGCTAATACTGTGTTTCGTACAGAATTTATCATCGTACTTGAGTTTGTACAAAGATACGCAAAAAAAAAGAGGCCGTTAATTTTGACCTCTTCTTACATATACAATAATGTTTATTTATTTTTAAGCAGTCCTTTTAAGTGCTTATAAACTTCAACACCTTCATCGCTTACAAAAAAAGATGATGCCATATACACTGGATCTTCTCCATAAGGAACATTCATCAGTTTCTTTTTGTTAGATGGAGTGTTAAACCAAATCTCTTTGTCTTTGTTGCGTAGCGTCAAAAGATTAACATCAAAGAATCCTTGAATTGTTGCGTTCATTTTCAATGAAGGGTCTTTAAGTATTCTTAAAAAATCTTCAGGTTGTCGTTTTGCAAACCTTAGTATTTCTCTTTTTAGCTCTTGCAAACTATATCTTGCAGGGTCTTTCTGAAACAAAACTCTAGATATGTTTTCTACTTGGTCTACCTCTAGTTGTCTTGCCTCAATCAACGCATCTACCTCAGTTTCTATGATTTGATTTTCTTTAGCCGCTTCGGCCTCTTTATTTATTTCTACAAATATTCTACCATTACCTGGGTGAAACTCTAAAAACTTTTGTAAAACCTGGTTGGTTTTTGGAACAGATAGAAAACCATTTTCAAAAACTATAGGTTCTAAAATAGCGGTGTCGTCCTGTTCATCTTGAAAAGGACTGTTTTGATTACGAGCATAACGTAAAGGTCGGTTAATACCTGACTTTTCGTCAAACCATAATAAAGGGAATCTTTGTGTATGTCGGGATGCTAATATTAAAGATAACGGAGCGTTCTCTTTAGTTAGCTTATAAGCTTTCGCTTTGAATGTATTTTTCATTTAATTAGATTTAAAATTTAAAAATAAGAGAGGGAGACTTGCCCCCTCTCTCTACTTAACTACTATTCTTGGAATAAGAAGAAGTTGTTAGCACCTAATGTACAAACAGCTCTTTCTGACAAGAAGTTAACTTGCATATTATCCACATCAGTAGTAGCAGCGCCACCAGCTGATCCAGTAATCCAAGTTTTATATCTTCTATCTTCAGTCTCAGAAGCTCTGTATCTTACATGAAGGAATGGTCTCTTAGCATTTTTACCAAGGATTTGGTCGTAAACGCTAGTTGAACCAGCTGGAACAAGTAGGCCGTTAATTCTGCCTGAACCTGCACCTGTTGGTAAACCACCTCTCATTGTAGGATCGTTAAGATATTTCCAATCTGTTTTATAAAAGTCATAACCTCTTCTGAATCCAGAGAAACCTAAATTTAAAGCCATCTCTTCATCATTATCAAATAGACCATAAGAAGTACCATTTGCACCATAAGAATTTTGTGCAGCTAGCATATCATCAATGTCGAATGAAAATTGTCTGTCGACAAATATTACATTCTCTTCGATTGAACCTTGCTTATCTAGTCTACTGATAATAGAATCAAAATCAGCTAATGTAGTTGGGTTTCCACCGTCCCAGATATTTCCTCTTTGAGAAACTGAATAGAATATTCCATCCGAACCAGCTCCTTGAGCTCCAGCACCAGTGTTTAAACCGATTGCTGCAGTAGCACCTGAATTGACTTCAGCTGGAACTGCTTCTATCATTGCAGTTTCCAAGTAATCATCAAATCTTAGTCTTGTTTCATGCTCAGACTTTAGATACCATAGGTATCCAGTCGCACCATCTTCAGTTGTAACTTCAATCCAACCGATTTGGGCCATGTCTGATCCATTAACAGTGTAAGTATCTTTGATGATAATAGGCTTGTTTTCAAAGATAAAGTCGTTAGCTTCTAAAGAACCAGCCATTCCTGCTGTTCCTTTTTGAAACTCTGATCCATATATAAACACAGTAACGTCTGCGTTACCAACACCTGATCCAGCAGTTACAAGACCACCTGCTTCATAAAAAGCACAAGTGAATTGTCCTCTACCGCCAGCAGCATTGTTTACTGCAGTTACAACAGCTTTGTTAGATCCTGAACCATTATTTTGAACAACTACAATAGTTTGACCTATTCTAATTACCTGCTCTGCAGCAGTTGGATCTAAAGTGTCATTAACTTGGAAAGTAGCTGTATCCGCATTTAGAAGCGCAGCTGTTCCTACGTTTGTGTATTTAGTATGTAATCTACCTTGCTCTGCCCATTTGATAAGGTCAGAGTTAGTTGGCATTTCTGCCCCCACCATTCTTAAAAATGATGAGATAGTTCTATTTCCATAGCGCTCAAACTCTTTTTCATAAGTATCAGGTAGATACTGATTCAAAAAGTCAAAGTTAACTATGTAGTTTTGCGCAGTTGGAGTTCTTTCTGAACTCGGTGTCAACGCAAAAGTCGGGGTTGTTTTTACCTGTCCTGGCATAATTTTAATTTTTTAATATTTAACTTCTTTTTATACTCTTAATTCTTAGTCCTCGGCTTGAAGGCTGAGAAACTGATTTAACTTTAAACCCTCCTTTACTTAAAACTTCTGGTGCTTTACGCTCAGACATATCAATATTTTTAGTCTTTCGTATAACATCATCTGTTGCCGCTGATTTACCCTGCTCATAAAAGAACTTAGCAAACCTTTCGGGGTTCATAGCTACTGCCAAAGCTTTATGGTATCCTGTTGCGTCCTTTATATACCCTTTATCATCTAAAAATTTTTGTACAAAATTCATAGCTGTTTGTTGGGCTTTCTTCAACTCGGATGCGTTACCAGGAGAAAAAACTAGAGATTTATCGTCTACATCGAATTTAAAACCTTTAAAATCGTCGTTAAAAACTTCGTCAGTTTTTTTGACAAACCATTGAGATCTATATTCATTTTCCTGCTGTTGAGCTTTAGCATCTTCAAGAGACTGCCTGTAAGCTACATATTCTTCATCAACAGCGCCAGAACTTTCCCTTGACTCAAGGGGCTGCTTATACAGCTCTTGTTGATTTCTAAAGAATTTTTTTGCTTTAGCAATTTCTTTTTTCTTTGCAAGCTTTACTTTTTTAATTTCATTTGGCTCATCCACTTCTTCATCGTAGCGGAAATCATCCATCATCATATCTATATCTTCCGAATCTAAACCTTCTTCTGTTATAGAATAATATTCTCTTAGTAAAGCATCAGGATTTAAATCGGAAAAATCTCTTTGCAATTTTGCATAGTCATTTATTCCTCGTCCTGTTTCTTTTTTATACTTAAAGTATGCAGCAACATCTTTTGGTAATTCCTCTGCTTTTTCCCTTTCA